TTCAGCGCCGAGCCGTTCTGGAAGGTATTCCAAGCGCGCCTCGCGCTGCACTACGCGCAGTTGATGCTCAAAAAAGCCGCCTAATGCAAACCGCCAAGCAAACACTAGACGCCGCATCGTCCGCCGTCTGCGGATCACGCAACGAGGACTACGGCTCGCCCGCGGATGACTTCGCAACGCAGGCCGAGATGTTCAGCAGCTACCTGTCGCGCACCAACGGCGCGCAGGTCTTAGTCACGGCATCCGACATCGCCGCGCTGATGATCCTGGTGAAGATCGCCCGCCAAGCGCACTGCCACAAAGCGGACAACTGGATCGATGTCGCCGGATACGCCGCGTGCGGTGCCGAGTGCGATGCCAGATACAATCTGACCGATGTTTTCTTCCAAGCGCGCCCAGCCGACCTCGCCTAAATGCCCCCACGCAGAACCATCGCAATCGTCCGTAAAAAGTTGGGCCGCGAAAAAGCGGACGGCATGACCATGGGCGACGGCAAAGTCTATATCGATCCGCGTCAATCCGGCGCGGACGAGCTGGACACGGTTCTGCATGAGCTGCTGCACCATGTCTGCCCTGACATGAGCGAAGAAGCAGTTGCCGAGAGGTCCGCCACGATGGCGAGGTCGATGTGGAAGGACAAATGGAGGCGCGTCCACGAATGACCGCTGCCGGCTACATCCTCATCGGCCTTGCCTTGGGCGTAGTGCTTGGCGCCCTGGCAGCCTACGGCGGCATGTTCGCCTGGGCCATCCGCTACGGAAACAACGAAGAATAATTATGAAAAAACCCGCAGGACTCTACGCAAACATCCACGCTAAAAAAGCCCGCATCGCCGCCGGAAGCGGTGAACGCATGCGCAAGCCCGGATCGGCCGGAGCGCCGACCGCCAAGGCATTTCGCCAAGCCGCCAAGACCGCCAAAGCCCGCCGATGACCTCCGGCGCCCTCATCGCCTTGGTCGGCTTCATCTACTTCGCCGTCGCCATCGACCTCGGCCTCATCCAACACCGCTACTGGCATAGTCTGATTTGGTTGGGCTATGCGGTGGCTCAAATCGGGCTATGGAGGGTAACCATTTATGACTAAGCCCCGCGACATGTACGACCTGACGAGTCATCCGACCGACACGCCAGAGATCAAGGCCAAGCTCAAGCAGGCTATCAAACTTTACAACGAAGTCGGCCGCGACCGCGCCAGCAACAACTTGCCCGCCCTCGCCGCCGCCTTCGCCGCGCGCAAGCGCAAACAATCCAAATGACTTTAAGCCTGCAGGCTCAATCGGGCTTTCGCCGGGATTCCATGTGGTGTGGTCCCGCGGAGCATTCCGTCATGCCCAGCCCCGCCGAGCGAAACGAGCGGGGCGCCTGCACACTCTTTGTCCGGGCAGCATGGTTACACGGATGAGCGGCAGTGAAGCAGGGCTTCGACCCGCCACATCGATCTCGGGAGGTCACCGTATGGTGTGCCGCAAGATTGGCAACCCGCGTGCTGAAAAGGTGCGGCCGCACCGTTCCCGGCAATCTTTCGCATGATCCACGAATTCGCCCGCCCCGTTGCCGTCAAGACCCCGCTCGGTCTTGGCTCGGTGTGGTATGTGGAGTCGCAGGGAGCCTATTTCAACAACATCTACGCCGTGATCCTCGAGGACACCGGCGAGACGCGCTATATGCGCAGCGATCAGTTCGTTGTCTTGGAGAATCCCACAATGGACATCAAAAATTTGGGCGCCGCGCCGGTTTAACCAACGGCTTGGGGAAGCTGGCGTTGCGCAAACGCACCGGCCGGCGCCCGATCTACTTCGTGAACGAGCACCAGACACGCTTCAAGCCCACACCGCACCCCGTCATGCAGGTCGATCTCGACTTGCTCGAGAAACTGGGGCCGGACGAAGGCTGGAAATATCTCAAAACACGCGAAGAGCTGATCGCCCGCGAGGCATCAGACCCGTTCCGCTATGGCTACATCCCGCCGGTGTGGAAGCGCGCGTCCGAGCTGCTGGAAAAGCACCGCGAGATCCTCGTCATGGGCGGAAACCGCAGCGGCAAAACCGAATGGGCGGCCAAGGAGGTCATCAAGACCATGTATTCCAAGCCCGGAGCGGTCGTCTGGTGCTTCCAAACTACGGCGCCGAACTCCATCGAGCTGCAACAGCCCCGCATTTGGAAATATATGCCTCCCGAGTGGAGGAACGCGCGCAAGGGCCAAGTCACGAACATCACCTACAGCGTCAAAGGCGGATTCACCGAGGCAAAATTCGTTGCACCAAACCAGTCGATCTGCATTTTCCGCAACTACGCGCAAGATCCGTCCACGCTCGAGGGCGGCGAGATCGATTTCGCCTGGGCGGACGAGCTGGTGCCGCTTGATGTCCTCGAAACCCTCCGTTTCCGCCTCGTAGACCGCAACGGCAAGCTCGCCGTGACCTTCACGCCGGTCGAAGGCTGGAGTCCCACGGTTGCCGACTACCTGTCTGGCGCCAAGACGGTCGAAGACACCGACGCCGAACTGCTGCCTATCTACAAGGACAAGTCTGCCCTACAATGGGGCGTTGAAAACGCCATCGGCGCGGTCAAGGCAACACTGACGGGCGACATTTTGTACGAAGGCGAAAGTCATCGCTACATCTCCGGCTACGAGCGGGTGCCTATTGAGCAGATCAACCCAAAAAGTCGGCCCATTATTTATTTTCACACCAAGCTGAACCCCTGGGCCGGCTGGTCGCGGATGAAAAAGGAGCTGCAGAGCGAGACCAAAGAAAAAATCCTCTGCCGCGCTTACGGCGTGCCGACCAAAGCCATCAGCGGCCGCTTCCCGCTGTTCAATCCCAAAGTCCACGTCATCCGCGCCTCGGATGTCCCGCAAGGCACCCGCTACCACTGGGTCGATCCGGCCAGCGGCAAAAACTGGGCGATGATCTGGACCGTCCACGACACATCTGGCCGCATTGTGGTCTACCGCGAATGGCCAGACCAAACGTCCTACATCGAAGGCGTGGGCTACGCCGGCGAATGGGCGCTACCAGACGGCAAGAAGCTCGACGGCAAGCCCGGACCCGCGCAGCAAGACTTCGGCTTCGGCTTGGAGCGCTACAAAGACGAAATCCTCCGCGTCGAAGGCGGCGAGGAAGTCTTTGAGAGATGGATGGATTCGCGCTACGGCAACGCCCGCACCCTCGGCAAGGAATCCCCGACGACCCTCATCGACGAGATGGCCGACCTCGGCATGCTCTTCACCGCAACTCCGGGCGACAGCATCGATGAGGGCGTGAGCATGATCAATGACGCCCTGTCATACAACCCCGAGAAGCCGGTGGACTCCCGCAATCAGCCGAAGCTCTACATCAGCGAGAATTGCAAGAACCTCATTTACTGCCTGCAGACTTACACCGCGGCGGACGGAAAGAAGGGGGCGACAAAAGATTTTGTAGATTTGCTCCGCTACGTTTGCCTTTCCGACGCCATCAACGTTGAGGGCGACATCCTGCGATCAACCGGAGGAGGAAGCTACTGATGACCATGTCGCCGCCATCCCCGCCCAGCCGCCTGCGCCCCGGACGCCGCGGCAGTGACATCCCGCGCTGCGGCATCTGTGCCAAGCCGCTTCGTATCCAAGACATCCACGGCCACGACACCCACTACGGCCCCATCTGCTGGGAGTGCGGCCCGCACATGCAGAATGCCGTCCACGCTTTGGAGATCATCATAATGCGCCGCGGCTAAAGCATCACGAACGATGCCCTAACCCATTCGCCATTCGCAAACCCCGAACACAAACATCATAAATTATGCTATTCACGCAAAAAACCAAAACCATCCCCACCGACCTCTACGCCGTCAACGAAGACTTTGACCGCGAAGGCGCCCTCGCCTTCTCCCGCGACCAGGCGCCGCCCGCCTACCTCGCCGTCATGCTGGAGCTGCAGGACAGCATCTCCGACATCCGCACCCTGGTCGCCACCATGGCCACCGCCAAAGAACCCGGCTACCTCGCCCACGCCGCCGGCCAGCTCAACGCCCTGCAGGAACTGTGGGACACCCTCGAGACCCGCCGCGCCGAAGCCTCCCGCTTAGAGTAGGTTTCGCGCCGTAGTTCAAGCTACGTTTGAATTACTGCCGCCAATGTACGCATCCCGCGACATTAGCCCGCTTAGTGTAAAGCCATGTTCCCGCTCTCCCTCAACCCTCATCTCTCAACCCTCAACTTTTATGCTGGACATTTGTACAGCAGTATGAGATAATTGATGTATCAAAGTTGAGTCGTGCCCGCATGGCACACCGGTTTGATCGGACTGGCAGACGCTCTGCCTGGTTCCTACTTGAGAGGTTTAAGCTCATGGCGACAGATAACGCGGCTCCGGCCGTAGATGTGGAAGATTTCGACGTTATGTCGATCAGCGAAAAACTAGTCGGGCTAGATGAACTGGCGCCGACCGAAGCTGATCCCAAGACCGACGCCGAAGAAGAAAAGCTCTCTGACAATGACGAGTCGGACGAATCCGAGGCTGAAAAGCCCGCGGAGGAGTCCGAAGATGAAGATGCCAAGGAGGAGTCCGAGGACGAAGAGTCCGAAGACGACGACGCCCCGGTTCCGCAGGAGAAAGTCCAAAAGCGGATCGACAAGCTGACGGCACAGAAAAAGGAAGCCCTCGAAAAGGCCCAGACGCTGGAGACCGAATACGCGCAGGCCAAGACCAAGCTCGCTGAACTAGAGGCGCAGGTCAACGAAGCCAGCCGCCCCGTCCTTCAGCCCTCCGCGGAGAACCCGCTGGCTGATGTCGATACGCAGGAAGCGCTTGAGGCCAAGGTCAAAAGCGCGCAGGAAGTCCGCCGCTGGGCACTAAAGAACAGCGACGGCGCCACGGTAAAGCGTCCAGACGGCAGCGAGGTCTATGTAGACAGCGACGCCGTCAAAGAATACCTGCTCAAAGCAGATGACGTTCTGACCCTGCACGCCCCCGCGCGCCAGCAATGGCTCGCGCAACGCCAGCCGGCCGTCGAGGCAGCCAAGAACCTGTTCCCCGACATCTTCACCAAAGGCACCGCGCTCAACACGGCCTACCAAGCCACCGTGAAGCAAGCGCCCGAGCTGCTCAAGCTGCCCCAAGTCGAATACTGGGTCGGCCTCGCCCTCTACGGCGAACAGCAGCTTATGCAAAAGCAAGAGGCCCAAAAGGCCAAAGCCAGCGCCGCCAAGAAAGTCTCGTCAGCAAAATCAGAAGCCCAACTTCCCACACCTGCATCCCCGGTTAGCGCAGCCAAATCTGCCACCAAGACAAGCAGCAAAGACGCTGCAAAACGACTCTACGAACGAGGCGACCGCCAATCACTGGAAGCCTTCGCCGAGAGTCTTCTTAGCTAACCCAAAAACAGAAAGAACCAATCATCATGCCTACTGGATCAATTTTCCCAGTGACAGGTCAACGTGAAGACCTGAGCGACGTTATCACTATCGTCGATGCAAAAAACACGCCCTTCGTTTCGGCCGCCCGCAAAGGCTCCGACATCACCAACGCCGGAGTCTACAGCTTCCAGGCCGACAAATATAACGACCCGTCCTTCGACGGCGTCCTGAGCAATCAAGACGTTTCCGCGTTCGACGATCCCTCCAAAAACCGCGCCCTCCTGAGCGCCCGCGGGCAGATGTTCCGCCGCGCCGTTAAGGTGGACACGTTCGTCCAAGAGGCCAGCGACATTGCCGGCATCGGCCGCAAGAAGCAGCTCGCCGTTGGCGTTTCCAAGGCTCTCTTGGAGACCAAGCGCGACATGGAAAGTGCCTTCTGCTCCGACCGCGAAAGCCAAGAGCAGAGCGGAAATAATCCCTATAGAACTAGGGGTCTCTTTCGTTGGGTGGATACGGCGGCGCAAAGTGATTTGCCCGTTCCTGCCGCCTACCGCACGCCGACCGCCAGCGTTGACACCAACGCCACTCCGACCGAGTCCCAGGTGCAGACGCTCTTGCAGAGCATCTACAGCGAGACCGGCCAGATCGACGACATGGTGCTCCTCTGCGGACCTTCGCTGAAGCGCACCTTCACCGAATACACCCGCTTCAGCACCGGCACGACCGCGAATGCCTTGAGCATCCGCACGTTCAGCACGTCCGCCGACTCGAAGAAGATCGTCAGCGCTGTGAATGTGTTTGAAGGCGACTTCGGCACGCTCCGG